GCAGTTGGACCAATAGGTCCAATGGTTTAAGCACCATCTCGATTTATTGCTTAGACTTTAGATAATTAACTATCCACCAATCCTCGATACCTGTCTGACGGGGACTATCGCCCATCTGCATTGACTTTGTGTAACCGAGAAAGTCCGGCATGAGATCGATAGCTTCCTTTGCCTCCTGCTCGATATTGACAAGGAAACCTGGGATATCTATACCAAGGCGATATTTATCCCTTTTCATGCAAAATTCTGCGAACTGGTCACGTAGAGGATGCCACTTCACATTCTCTAGGATGGAAAGCTGTCGCAACGCTACCATCTTGGGACCCCACACCTCAGGGTCATAAAAGCGCTCCTGGTACATCAGGCGGCCTAGAGCCCGGCACGTCGAATATACCCCTACACATACGCCGTCGACGCGATAGCCTGTATGATGCCAGCGCCTTAAATATGTGCAGTCGTGTTTGCTTGCATACTGCTTGGACGTATTCATTTCCTGTCCATGGCTAGAGTATGCGCGCACTACATCTTCAACCTGAATCCCGGGATATGTGAGCACTCCATCATCACCGAGGCACTGGGAGAAGGGGTTTAATTTCTGGTTCACTGATTGTGCAGCTTCGTATTGGAGAGTACGATGCACCAGTGTTTCATCAGCGTTGGTTCCACCAGAACCGGAACCCATCCCGTGACTACCGCAACGGATTTTGCCGTAGTCGTACGTAAGAGGTATGTTGTACTTCACGGGGAATACGTGGTCAAGCCACGTACGGCTATCCTGACTAGGTGTCAGCATTGCGGTTAAGATGGTTTTTGCGCATTGCTGCATATCAGGATTGAAGTGCTGGTCAAACTTTGAGAAATCCGTACAAATGACCAAGTCGTCATCGCCTTTGGTATCAAACATTTTAGTGATCCGCTGGTCGACGGCATCCATGCTAACCCAAGCAGGTACGAGATCGTTCTTCTGGAAAGATTCGATCAAGGGTTGGTACACTTGCAGTTCCCGAATGTTGGCTGCGAATGGAAACATCCAAACCACTCTCTGCTTAACGTCATCGGGATTGGGTCCACCTTCCTGGCCTCTCCAACCAAGCACTGCAGCCATATCATACTCAGCGCCACTAGTAAGGACTTGAGTCATGGTATTAGCATACACTTGACAGGGGTAGGTACTATCTACCACTCGTCTACGCTTAGTGAAGTAGGGAGAGCCAGAGTTAGTCGACTTCTTCATGAGATCGATAGTACGCTTCTGATCTCTGACACGCAGGCCGCGAGAACCTGCAAACTCAGCAATGGCAGCTTTGACCGCTCTGTCATCGATGGGCTTCGAAGGCAGGAGAATGTCTTCGTAGTAATGATCGATGTCGGTTAATCTGTCATCGAGCGGCTTCATAACCGACATAGGTCCGACCTTCTTTGCGAGGTCCTTTTCATAGTCCACAAGAGTAGGCCATCTGTCAGACAAAGATTCCAGATGGATCATCCACTCTTTGAGGACTTTCTGAGGATTTTCCTTCTTAGCGAAGGGTGCTCTGATTACATCAGGCTGTCCATTTCTGACAATGTCAAAATAGGACCGTAAGCCTTGATTGGGTAAAATAAAGCTTTTACCGAACTTAGTTTCACAATTTTTAGGCATGTGATAGGCCTCCTTTCAAAATATTTGTAAACTATAAAAATTTACG